GCAAACTAATGCCAGAACATAGATCAAAGTTATCCCAAATCCATTGTGCTACTTGAAGATACTCGCTATCAGTGTAGTACACAGTTACACTTGGTTTATGCTCACACCAGTGATTCTGATAAGTCTTCCACAGCCTTAGCTGATGCATTGCACCTACATCTCGTACACAAGTACTTGCTTCTGGAGACTTAACAGGAAAGCTAAAGACTACAGAAGTAGGAGACATTACATCTTGTTCCATCGGGAATCCTGCTTGTTCCATATAGAGTGCAAGCGGATCTTTTTTGTCGCTACGTACTCTCCGAATGTAATGCTTAGAAAACCGAGGATGTATGCCGGAAGCAGAGTCAACAAGCTGAGAAACAGTACCACTCGGCTTAACACAAGTAATAGCCACAGACTGATTAACACCAAGTCTTGCAGCCCACTCTTTATTTGTTTCAATACTAACATCTCTCATTTCCTCTAACCACTTAGGCAGTACCTCGGATTCTGGATTTCCAAGAACTTCGTGATCCATAATACCTGTAAGGCTTACACCCAACAATGCCTCTTCTTCAGTATTACGCTTCCAACGCACTCGTAGATACCTAAAGTCTGTAAGAGTTGACTGTAGTGTTCCAATAATCGTTGCTTTGCGTACTTTTTCTTTTAATGTTTCTAGCGTGTCATCTGCTCGTACAACTACTTCTGACAAGTTACAGAACTCATTGCTTCGTAGAATAATCTCAGAACAAGGGTTAGTACCGAAATCATACTCAGCGTCACGACGACCGTTACGTGCTGCAATCTTTTGTGCCGCTACACGACTGAACAATCCACGCTCACCAGATTTAGACTCATATAGATTCTTCATCTCGGTCAAGAACGCTTCGAAGTCAGGCTTTTCTGTATATGCTACAGAATTGTTTGCAAGCCTACGCTGGCCTTGGTCAATCCACCACTGACCTGATTTAGCTTTTGACATACGCTGATCTGAAAGATTAGAAAGACTAATCAAAGCTGACCTACGAACGCCACCAACTACTACAATATCAGCAATCTTACAGCAGACATCATGACACTCAATACTTGTAAGTTTACGTCCCTTTGCTTTCTGGAATATTTCTACACAGAAACGGAACAAGTCTTGCAAAGGCTCTGGGCCACTTGCTCTACCACCAAAAGTTTTAAGTCTAGCACCTGCTGGACGTACTCGGCTCATATCCCACTGAGGTAATTTACCTGCATAAAGCATGGCAATCAACTCACGAAAGGCACTCGCCCATCCTAGCTTACTATCGCTTACTACGATTGTAGAACTTGTTTTGTGGAATGTTTCTGCTACTTCTGGTAGCTTATTGATGAAGTTACGTTCTACACTAAAGCCTACGCCTGTGCCACACATCAATACATACATCAGCTCGTCAAAAGCTCGTGGATGGTCGATATGCAAATAGCTACAGTTAAAGCCTGCTACGTTATCACGTTTCAACGCTTCACCTGCTGTCATCATACAACGCATAGAAGGCATAACTTCTAAAGCATTAATGGCATTCCAGATTTCTTGACCACTTTCGTCGTCTAACTGTTCTCTTTCTTTAAAGAAATCAACATAGCGACTACAGGTTTCATCCCATGTTTCTCTGCGGCCTTCGTCCTCTAGCCATCGTGCGTATCTGCTTTTATGAATAAAACTTTGATACTGATCCATTATACCATTCTCTCCTCAATATTGGACACATTGTCCTTGCCTATTGCGTCATCGCAATATGTTACTAAATCCATCAACTCATAGTTCTTTAGCAGTACTTCTGCGTTTTCATTCAATTCTTGTATGTACTTGTATTTGCCCTCGATGGGTATACAATCATAAATTGACATGGCATCGCCATACTGTTCTATAAGTTGTTGTGCTCTTTTCGGCCCTATGCCGTTGATTCCTGGGACATTATCACCTTTATCTCCTGTTAAACACTTGAAAGAGATATACTCTTCTGGTTTAACTTCGTAGTGCTCATGCCAGTTATCTATTGTTACCTCTTTTCGAGTAACGTAAGAAAATCTACTTACACCGTCCTGAATCAATAAGTCCCAGTCTCGGTCACTAGATACTAGCCAGATGTTTTCTAAGCCATAATCTTTTCTACGCTTTACGAGGTGGGCAGCAAGATCATCTGCCTCTACACCTTTGTAACGAAGAACTTCAAAGCTCTCTGATAGTAATTCTAGTGTTTCTTCGTACTCTTCAAAGAAGTCAATAAATGCTTGCTTCTCTGCTTCAGTTTGTTCAGCATACTTATCTTTTCGATTCTGTTTGTACTCTGGTAATATCTCTTTTCGATAACTCGATGATCCCCAATCTGCTGTGATAATAACCTTACCACAGTTGTAGGAGGTTGCTAGAGATTTTACTGTTTCTACATACTGATCACGAAAATCTGTTCTGCCTTGATGTTTCCACCGAAAAGCTAAGTTTAGTGCATCTACTATGAGTACACCATCTTGGTTGCGTTCGTTAAAATTAAAAGCCACCTATAAACTCCGTCTTTTCTGATTTCAACCAATCTTCTGCTAGTAGTACATAACAGTTTAGAAAACGAATATACAAATACTCTATAGTGTTCTCTGGTTTGTTTTCTGTTACTACAAATACTTTAGATCGGTCATATTTAAAGAATAACAAGGGCTTTTGATCGCCACCTGCTGCTTGTATTACAATCTTCTTCCACCATCTGATAATGTTATTTGTTTTGGGTTGTGTAAATATTTTATCAGTCAGTGGTGAGTCTTTATAATTTTTTACCTCTATACAATAATGATTTCTCTGATTAGGGACATATAAGTCCCCTTTCAGATATTCAAGAGCACCCGAGGCAGGCACTCTCTCAAATTTCAGTCCGGTCGCTTCCCTCAGCATGTCCCTCACCAGGTACTCGCCTCTCGCTCCCTTCGCTCTCGAATCTACCATCTTCGTCCTCTTCGTTCTTCTTGGGATCTGATCTTACTTGTTCCCAGTGATTTTGTTGTGCCCACCACATTCTTCGTCTACCTGCGCTCATCCTTACTCCAGTACGCTAGTGTTTCCATCCTTGACTACTTCGATTTTTTCTAATAGAGGGTGAGACCATCCATGAGAAACGAGATAAGTATTCATATCTTCTCGTAGTAGAACTTCTACTATACGCTCTTTTCCGGCATCATCAAGAACACTAATAACTTCATCTAAAAACAATACATTGATTTTAGACTTTGATATACTACTCATCAGTCGACGAATGGCTATCAAAGTAGCAGTATTCACCCTAGCCAACTCGCCAGACGAAAGTGCTAGAATATCTACTACATTACCGTTATCAGTAATTTGTACGTTTAACTTATCATTTGAGACAACAAACTCAAGCGTAAACCGACCATCAGAGAGTTCAGCCAAGTATTCATTTGCTAACTCTTCGAGTTCTCCAACTAAGTTTTCAATCTTGTACGCAAGTAAACCGTTTGTACTAAAAGACTTTTTCAGAATGTCGAGTTCTGATTCTAGTTTTTGGTTTCCTGCGAGTTTACCCTCGTACTCTTCTTGCTGTTCAACGAACTCTGCTGTCTGCTCTTGTATTACTTGAATACGAGTGTTGAGTCTTGTTCGTCTTTCGTTCTCTGCTGCATTTTCTGCCAATTGGGTTCGGGCTTCAGATAGTGTACTCTTTAGCTCCGCAATTTTTGAATCCACTTCAGACTCTTCCAATATGTTAGTCGGCAGAGATTTGTCGTAGGAGCGATATAAGTCTTCCCACTCTTTTTGCGCTTTTTGATTTTGTTCAAAGATTGCATTGTTTGCTTTAATCTCTTGAATTTGAGGACGAATCTTCATAGCTTTGCCATGAGCCTCATCACGTTTCTCGCGTTCGCCTTCAATCATCGCTGTCTCGGCAGAAACATCAATAGATTGCCCACAAGTAGGACACTCATCAGAAATTTTCTCTAATCTGTCCAGAGTCCGTTGAGCACCCGTAGCGACTGCTTGTAAAGACCCTAACTCTTCTTGTAAATCATCGTAAGATTGCCAAGAAACAGTACTAGAAGAGATAGCACCGATGTCTATCTTATCGAGCATTGTTTTATATTGATTATTCTCTCGAATTTTTTTATTTTTTTCAGAGATATTTTCCTTCTCTGTCATCCAATAACGTAAAGCCTCTTCGTCTTTGGATGTATTAATTTCTAAATCTAACATGGGTAGTATGTTGGTATCACTCAATTTATTTGTTTCTAACCATTTTTCTACTGTTGCAAGTTTCCCTGCTATTGTAGATGACGTATTCGATACCTCTCTAGAAGCAGATTTGAATACTTCAAATAACTCAACATACTTTTCTAGGTGCAGAAGATCAATAAGAAACTTCTTACGATTCGCATCCGTAGCAGTTAGAAACTGTAAACTCGCATTAGTATTTTGATATACTAACTGCGAAAAGGTTTTAAAGTCAACTCCGAGAATCTCTTGTAGAGTCTTGTACGTATTCGTAGCTGTGTGGCTAGATATATCTGTACCATTCTTTTCAAGTTTAACTTTTATATTTGTTTTGCGATTAACGGTGATCTGATAACTATCTTCATCTTTCGTAAAAGACAAAGAGATGTTATAACCATCATTCACATAACGATTAGGAATGTCTGCTTTTTTGATACCCTTAGAGTTCTTGTTATACAGTGCTTCCTCAATGATTAACGGGATGGAGGACTTCCCCATCCCGTTAGTACCAAGGATTTGTGTAACAGTGTTATCGTCTAATTGTAACTCATTACCAGAACCATAACTAAAGCAGTTATCCCATCTCAATGTTTGTAGTGTAATCATTGTATGTTCCTATGATGTCTGGTATTTTATCAGGGTTAATTTCTAGTATGTACGTTAGATACTCTACTAGCTCTTCTTGCACGGACATATCTTTATCCATGATAAGAGATGCCTCTGACTTACGTTTTACTACTTTTTTATCTAGCAATTCCGAGTTCTTTACTCCAGCTAGATCTTGCATATCTCCTTCTACTTCATAGATCGTGTGATCAAAATCAGTAGGAGTCATATCTTCACTACTTGTAACTGTTTTACGAATTAACTGTGGAAGTCTAAACTCTTCCCACATCCAACTCCAGTCCTGTTCGTTAATAAGCAAGTAACCTGTTTTTACTTTACTTCTATGAAAGGAAGTAGTCATAGGACTACCAGGATATACAATATTGCGTTGACAGTTGCTATGGGCGTGTAGGTCGCCTGCAAATACAACAGGGAAGTCTTCAAACAGGTCTAAGTCGACTTCGGGTTTAACGTGTGGCGGTATTTCTCCTCTAACGTGAGTGAATAAAGGCCGGCTCGTATCAAAATGATCTATGGCACCTTTCTTATGCAAATCTGCGTAAGGTAGGATACTGAAACCTAGGTCATGGTCTACATAAGACACATCTACAATATGAATAAGAGGATTAATATCTCTACTTACTTGCTTTAGCTGAGTAAAGAAAGTCTTATTCTTTTTAGTAGCTTCATGGTTTCCATCATAAATAATAGTTGGAACCTTTACTCCACGAATAAACCTGAAGTAGAGTTCCAACTCTTCCATATTCGGAAGACGATCAAAGAGATCGCCTCCGATTATGTGCATATTACATTCTTTTTCTAGTTCGTAAACTTGGTCAAAGAACATTTGATAACGGTTTGTAGCCCACTTTACTGGGACGTTCTTTTGTCCCAGCTTGATGTGCCAGTCTGCCGTAAAGAGAATCATCCTACATTGAACTCCGCGTCAAGAGCTTCATCATCAGTCTCGTCACCATGGTTACGAACTCGATCAAGCAACTCTTTCTGTGCGTCAGGAGTAGGACGTGTCATTACGTCATCCATAGACTTTAGGTCAGCAATAGCTTCACGCTCTTCGTCTGTAAGAGCACGAGGCTTGCACTTTAGTGCTTGCAACTGATACTCTACGTTGTATGGCAGAGGGCCAGTCTTAACTCGCTTGAAACAAATGTCCCAGCCAGTATCAGGGTCAGTAGGATCGCCTAGATCTTCTGCGGCAGTAATGATTTGCTCCCACAGCTTCTTCTTGAGGTTTACTACTTTTACTTCACCGTTGTCGATGCACTGAGTAGCGTAGCTCCAGCCACACTTCAGATCAGGGTAGTATTCACGAACCCAGTCTTTCTCGACATTGTTGAATCGCTCAGAGTTTCTATCAAAAGATAGGCACTCCATAGGAATGTTTTTACCGTTCTCGCCATTGATCCAGTAAACATAGCGTGCAAGAATGTCGCCAACTACGCGCATCTTGTTGTCGCCATCTTTATACTGAAAAGTTGAGATTGAGGATTTTTGGGCTCCGCCCGTTTGCTTATTGAATGATAATGCCATTAGTGTATAGTCTCCAGTTGGACTTCTTCATAGATGAACGTTATTTCGTCCGGTAATACTATGAGTAGCCTATTGTCGTTGATTTCATCTAGATGCACAGGACAATGTAGTGAATCTAGCGTAGTTTTTTGTGTTGCAAAATATTCCGCTGTACTTCTAAGAGAAGCCAGTGCGTAATATATGCAAAGTTCTTTTTGTGTGTACTTATAAGAATTGTAAAGAAGCATTTCTCCATGAAGAAGAAAACTATCGCCTGTAAAGTCTTTATAAGAATATTTATAGATAGGGTCGTACTTGTTACGTGGGATCTGACTGTTTACCAGCATTTCCATTATCATGTTACAAGTAGCAATATTTCCTTGCGCCGTATCAAAAACCTTCTTCCAATCAAATAAGAGCACTATTATACTTCCTTTTTACCATTTTGTCAAGAATTATTTTTCTAAAGGTACTTCATGTCCCAACCCTGCTTCATATAGAACCCAACACGATTGGAGGCTTGTTTTCGAGCCGTATTTCCTTTCAGATGTATATCTATAATAACAGGGTCGATTTTACCTTCTTTTTTCCGAATCACTCGTCCACAAAGCTGTGTCAGTAGTGGTTCATTATTTACAGGGGTTGCCAGTATAAGACAGCTAAGTGTGTCTACTGATATACCTTCTGAGAAGATAGCCTGTGTTCCATAAAGAACGTTTTTATCTCCGTAGAGTATTTCCTCTACGAGTGTTTCTCTATCTTCATGCGATACGTCACCAGTAACGCATATTGATTTGTCTCCTGTAAGTTCGGAACAAGCCTTCAAAAAGCTCACTCTATCACTTACTACTAAGACTTTGTGTCCTTTAGCGGCATAAGCTGCGGCTAAAAGTGCT